GTAGCAACAGCTTCACTATCATGGGTTCGTTTAATGTTATTATTGAAGAAGAAAAATGAAAATAATAGTATTACTTATCCTAATGATTGTAATTTGGTTTGGTATGAAACCTAAAAAACAATAAGTTATGCAAAACACAACACACGAATCGATTGTTCGTCAATCATCACTTAAAGCAGCCGTTGACTACGCTAACGGCCAAGGATTAAAAGTATCACTTACTGAACTACTTGGTATTGCGATGAGTTTTACTGAATACGGGTTAACAGGTGATTACCAAATAGCACAAAAAGTTGAAAGTAAACTTGCCCAATCAAAATAGGGGTTATATATTATATCGATTGTTTGATTCAAATAAAAACTGGTCTTTTCTGTCATTTTCTTCATAGTTTTTTCCCCCTGCGTTTGGTGACATGAACGTAGGGGGTTTTTTTCTATTTAAGAGACTAAAACCAAAACGCATAGTATTTATTAACGTATGAATATAGATTTTCCAAAATATTTAAGTATCAAGAACTGGAAGTATTTTAAGTCCTTAGAAGAAGGTACAAATACAACCAAAATGGTTAACTTCATCTCTTACCTAACTGATAAATCAGTAGATGAGATAGCACAAAACCAACCAAATGATATCCAGCAAACCTACATTGCTATATTAGAGCAGTTTAAGGATGTAGATGCTAAGTTCTTTCCCATCATAGAAATAAATGACGTTCTATACGGGTATAACCCCATTTCTAAGATGACTATTGGCGAGTATATGGACATTGAGAGACTCGCTAAAGACACCGAAGCAAATATGGAAGAAATAATGGCTATTCTCTATCGTCCAATCACAAAACATTCATTCAAAGGTGTTAAATGGAACTTCGTTAAAACATTCAAGATTGGATTTGGTGAAGTAGAAAATCTATTCAAATACTATCAAGTAGAAAAATACGATTCTAATGTGAGAGCTGAACGAGCTGATATAATGAAAGACATTCCAGTATCGTTCGCCTTAGGCGCATTTAGTTTTTTTTTAGTTCTCGCAAGCAGCTCCTTAATAGGTACACAGCTCTCTTCGCTCCCCAAACAACAAAAGAAGAAGATGATGAACCAAGTGAAGGAGTTAGTTACGGTACCCATTGGGGATGGTTTGCTACAGTTTATCACTTATCTAAAACATCCATCCTTACAATCACAGGAGATAACAGTATCACAGATTTGAACTTACCCTTTACACTTAACTATTTAGCTATTGAAAGTGATTATAATAAAGAAGTAGATAAGGCAAGAAAGGCAGCTCAACAAACATATACAAAAATACGATGAACGAGAAACAAAAGTTAGCTATTAGAGCAATGTATAATGAAGGTAGAAATGTAAATCAAATCGCCGCCATTTATATGGTTTCAGTTGCTCAAGTAAACGCTATATTAGACGAAAACATTGTGGTAAAACCTACCAAATCTAAAAAAGCATCATTAGATGAAAACCTATAAAGAAATAGTAGAGCAGTTCCAAGCAGCTTGTAATGCCCACTTAGCAATCAAAACATTTGCTGAGGGGTCACTTGATTACTTGGATGCTTCATCTCAAAATATAAAATACCCTTATATATTCTTACGTCCACTTACTTCACCTGGTATTAACTTAGATGCTAATGGTGTTAGTGGTACTCGTACTTTAACATTTGAGATGTATTCATTGGATGTTCCTAAGTTGAGTGATGCCTCACCATTAAAGTTAAAAAGCGATACTGAACAATATGTTTATGATATCATTGCTTACTTTAACTTAGGTTCAGTACAACAAACAGAGTGGATTACATTACAAAACATTACCCCAGTTGATGAGGCATTCAACGATAGAGCCTATGGTTGGACTGCTGTTATTAACTTCAATGACACTTATGTTTTAGATTATTGCGCTTATCCATCATTAGTACAAAACGGATAATATGGCTGTTCAACCTGTTAAGTTCATAGCATTAACCGAGGAGTTAGAAAAAATGGCTCTTGATTATCAAAAGTATGCTCAGCGTACTCTTGAAAAAAATGGTAATGATGTAACAGGTAGATTAAAGAACTCTATTAAAGTACAACCAGCACGTGTTGAGAAGAATGGCCAAATAGTGGTACCTGTTACCATGTTTAAGTATGGCGATTGGGTAGATGATGGTGCTGAAAGAGGTAGAGGAGGACAACCACCTGTTCAAGATATAGAACAATGGATAAAACTAAAACGTATTTCAGTCCCTAAGCAGTTTAAGGATGTAACGCAGTTTGCTTGGGCTATTGCTAAAAATATTAAAAATAGAGGACAACGTTTCCGTAGAGCGTATCCATTTATTAACCCAGCACTTAACTATGCTGTAGAACAAAACATACAACCAGTAGCAAATGCCGCAGCATTAGACATAACATTTTCATTACAGAAATCAATAAATCAATCAGCGAACTTAAAATAAGATGGCTATTCTCATTACACAGAATCCTACTATCCCTAATATGGCGAATAACACATTGTTATTCACTGTAACATCAAGTCAATCATCGCAACCGCAGTTTCAATACGTTGCTGATTTAACTGATAGTGGTAGTGCTACAGTATTACAAAGAATTAAACAACAACCTAACCCAAGTAGTTATGGTGTGTTTGACTTTGGACAAATCATTTCTAACTATTTGGAAAGTGATAATAGCTGGAAATCAGCTCCATTTACAACAGCAGCAAATGTTGCTAAACGATTCCAAGTTAAGATGGGTGAAGAATATGCTTCATCTATTAGTGGTTCACCTTTGTTGTATACAGGATATGGACCAAGTGGTAATCCAGCTGTTACTGCTTCTGCTATTCCTTATTTGTATACTATTAATGGTTTAGTTGATCCATACGATAAGGTAAACTGGAACTTCCCATCAGCATCTTATTATACTGCTACATCAGCAAGTGCGGCTACTACTTTTAGTTATCAACACGCATTAACAAACGCACCATTGTCTCAATCAATACAGGACGGAGAATACGCTACTATATCGGTTATAAACGGCAACTTCGATAACAGCGATGCATTTGCCCAAGACATATATTGGATGCAAGTAAACGTGTATAATAGCGCTGGTTCAAATATTCAAAACTTTGATTGGTTCAATACTGATGGTAATGGTGGAGATCCAAGAACAACATTTAGTGATTATTGGTTTGATAGTGGAACATACGATGCTCAAACAGCAGGTACTCAGTTACTAACAATAGGAGTAGGTCCACAAAACTTTGATGATGCTGGACAAACATTAAATACATCTTGGGCTTATTACACTGTTAGGTTATTAGGTCAAGGTGATGATGGTTTAGAAAATAACAATGGTGTATATGCTAACCTTAGATACATTAAAGAAGGTGCTGCATGCGGATACGATGGTGTTAGATTTGCTTGGAAAAATGAATTTGGTGTATGGGATTACTATACATTCACATTACAAAGTGATTCAGCATTCAATATTGAAAGACAATCATATGAGAAAGAATTCGTTGATTACTCAACTACCTCTACCACAGTCGCATACAATCGTGAACGCCGTGGTAGTGCGCAGTTTTACAACGCATTAGAACAAGTTCAAACAGCAAATAGTAATTGGTTAACCCAACAACAATCTGATTGGTTAAAAGAATTATTCTTTAGTGCTAATGTTTATCAACAAATAGGAACTGATTTCTTCCCAATAGTAATCTCAAGTGCCAATTTAGTTGAAAAAACAAACCCACGTACTCAAAAGACATTCCAATACCAAATCGAATTTAAACCTGCAAATCAACTTAGACCAAGAGTATGATAATTTTAAGAGCCACAAATAATGATGGTGTTAAAGTAGACTTAGATGTCTTAGAACCAGATTCACCCATACGCGTAGACATTTCAGCAATTGAAAATGCTACTATAGGTGATGTTTATGGTGTTTCGTCCCAAACGTTTTCACTACCAGGTTCAGATTCTAACAATGCTTTCTTTGGTAACCTATTTGACTTAGGTGCTACACCAGCAGTTGCATTACAAGATTCTATTGACTGTCAAGTATTAACTGATGGCCAGGAAGTATTCACTGGTAAAATGTACATTACTGATATT